CGGCATAGCCCGAACTGCCAATCTTCGCGTCATCGCCCGAACTGCCAATCTTCGCGTATCTGCCCGAACTTCCAATCTGCGCGTATCTGCCCGAACTTCCAATCTGCGCGTCATCGCCAGAACTGCCAATCTTCGCGGCATAGCCCGAACTGCTGTCAAGCCCATCTTGCACTTTGCTTTTAACATATTCGATGTGCGCTTTTACTAATCCAGGAATGCCGATTTCTGCACCAATCGTGATTTGCTTTGCGACAACCTTGGAATCGTTAGATTTTTGCTCGCTTACTTCTGCCAGCTCCACTTCGTGAAACTTGGAATCAACCGGCGAATAATAATCCAAGACATTCAGTGGGGCTGTGCAGGCATGGAACCCGCAATTGCATAAATCCGCCATGTCTTCGCGATAAGTTTTTCCCTCTTCGTACTGGAAACCGCGACATTTCATGTTCGCGTCAAAGCCTTTATATGCTTTCACTTATACAAACTCCTTTTTTTCTGCGTCCCAGGTGCCGATCAGCCGTTCTTCGCCGTCCCCGCGCCGTACATATACGCTGTATTCATTGCCGTGGTTATGCACGATCTTGGTGATGGGGATATTAAACGCAAGCCGGTCTAAGTGGCGCCGGACGTCCTGTTCAATTCTGTCGCTCATGCCTTCGGCGGCTTCGGAAGCGGCATCCAATGGGTAACTTCGCCGAAAATACCGTTAAGCACAAACCCGTCGCTGATAAGACACTCGACCTCATAGCGTTCCGTGAAATGCTGTCCGTCAAAATGACGTTCGGGGCGGTACGTCAACACAGGTACATACTGTTCAGGCAATTTTTCCGTCACCGGAATCCACTTCGGGGTGATGATCACTTTCTTCACCGTTTATTCTCCTTTCTTTTTTCGGCTTCTTCGCGCTGGATCTTGTCGTTCAGCCAACGAAAGTAATCGTAAATCTGCGGACAGTTTTCCGGGGTGAGAACGTACCCTTTAAGGCTTTCCCGCTCGGTGCCGTCCTTCATGATATTGTGGACGTGTATCATCTGCCCGCCTCCTTTCGCCTATCCTGCACCGCGTTATAGGCGGCGAACAGGCGTTCCTTGGCACCCTTTGGGCTTTTCAGCCCGTTCAGAATCTGGCTGATATACCCCTTGGTAACGTGAAGTTCGTCGGCAAGATCCTGTATAGTTGTCCGCGTCAGATGCATTTTTCCCACAAGGTCGCCAGTCCACTTCTCCGGCATTTTTTCATCTCCTTTCGCTTTTCTTCGACAGGTTCATAAAAAAACTGTTGCAAAAGTTTACAAAGTATGCTATTATAAGGTTGCGACACCTGAATAACCGTTTTGTAACGCCGTTTTGCAACCGGTGGGCATTTGCTTTATCGTTTTGCCCCCCTGTCGTAGTCCATTATAGTGTAAACAAACACAACCGTCAAGAGGAAATTTGCATTTGTTTACACTTTTGTAAGTTTACACAATTTCCCGTGGGGTGGTTTGGTGTTTTATTACAATTTTGTCAACATTTGCAACAAAAAAGGGGTTTCTCCGTCCACTGCGGCAGAGGCCATGGGAATCCATCGCTCACAGGTTACACGGTGGGCAAAAACTGGCAGCATTCCTCGGCAGGCCAACTTGCAAAAAATGATGGATTATTTTAAGCATCTTTTAAATTTAGAAAAAACAAAGAGCCGAGGTATTCCCCGGCTCCCGTTTTTTATTCGGCCAAGTCCCGCATGATCCTGCGATACAGCGACGGCTCAACCACGTATACGCCTGTCATGATTTCATCCAGTTTTGCCAACACATCGTCAACGTTTTTACCGTATACTGCCTTGCCGAATTCCGTGTCGCTTTCATAGTCAATCGTGCTGTTCTGCGGCACGGGCGGCGCGGCGTAGGAATAGCGATCTTCAATCATGGGCTTCGCTTCCGTTTTCGGGTACAATTCGTTGCGGATGGTGTAATAGGATGCAAGCTTCAAACAGGTGTCTGCATTCGGGTGCCGCTGACCTTGCATTTCGGCGATCGCTGCTTCAAGTTGGTTTTCCGTGATCAAAGGTCAGCACCTCCCGTTCAGACGTTTTTCATCTCGCGGATAAGTTCCTTGATCTTCATCCGACTGCGGTCATCGGGCGCGGATTCCATCATATCCTCAAGCTGTCCGATGACATCATCGGCAGCGCGGGAATACATTTCGGACGAATACCGCCCCATGCTATCACGGCGAGCGTTTCTGCCGCGGCCACGTGCGCCGGACAGCATCATTTCTTCGTCACGATAGCTTCCGCGGTACGACCTGTTGGTCATGCCGCCATCATAGCGTCCGGAATACTCGCTGTCTTGTTCAAGCATTTCAATCTTCAGGATGTTCTTTTTAAGTTCGGTCAGCTTGTCAGCGTATTCCAGTTCCGCGGCGGTCAGCCCTTTGTCGGTTTTCTTTTCAAGTTCCTTCAGTTCGTCGCAGGCGTACTCATAAAGTTTGTGCATGATCGTCCCTCCTTCTTTAGGCTACGCGCTCAACGGTAAGCGACGCGTACCGTCTCACAAAGATGGAAGGCGTAGGCGTAACAGCCGCGTCATCTTCCGTTGCGTCCACGTAAATCGCAGACACAGACAGGCAGCAGCCGCAGGGAACCGTCACCGTGGTGGACGTGTTGATGTGCCACACGTCTTCCGCCGCCGCGGGGGTGACAACCGCCACGCTGTCGGGGATTGCCACGCCGTTGATGGTGATGGCGATTGCGATGGGCGTTACCGCGCCGCCGGTGGGGATCGCCACGTTTGCCTGCGCCTTCACGTTGTATCGCGCACACTGATTCGCGCCGCTACGCAAATTAAGAACCCCAGTCGTAACAGGGATAACACAGCCCTTATTACACGGGATAGAAACAATGTCAAACGGGATAGTGTTGTTTAACGCAACATTCTGATCCGTCGATGTTACATACTTTGCCATAGCGTCACCTCATTCAGTTGGCGAAACCGTTACCGCATCCGCACCCGCTGTTGCAGGTGAAGATGGGGGTTCTGCCGTACACAGGGGTGGACGGGACGGGGCAGTTGCTCAGTCTGTTGTACAGCTGATCAACTTCGTTGCTGAATCCCTGCTGAATGAACGCGTTCTGCGCCGCCTGCGAAGCCGCGAGGGTCTGCATATTGATCTCCTGGCGCAGTCTTGCGATCTCGTCGTTCTTGGCGTCAATCTTATCCTGGCAAAGCTGATCAAGGATGCGCTGTGTGGAAGCCGTATTCGCGGCGATCACATCACGCAGGGCGTCGTTGACGGCCGCGCGATCAGCACACGCTTCTGTGGCTACGGTGTAACGCAGGTCGGCGATACCCGCCGCCGTGTTGGTGAAGCCTGCGGTGTTGGCGGTCTGTTCCGCAAAACTGCGGTTCAGTGACGCCAGTTCGTTGCTGTACAGCTGGGAGGTAATAGCGTTCTGCGCGCCGGTCACAGCCGCAGTTGTGCCCGCAAAGCCGTTACACAGGGACTGCTGAACACCCGCGATGCCGTTGGCGAGGGACATCTGCATATCGCCGCAACAGCCGCACAGCTGTGTCGCAAGGTTGGATACGCCGTCGCGGACAGAAGTCACGCTGTCGTGCAGTTGGGCGTCACGGAAGCCATCGGACACGTTGTTGTTGATGCCGTTCTGCCCGTTGAGAAGCCACGGGAAGTCATAGCCAAGCATACCACCGCCAAAACCGCCGCCGAAGCCGCCGCCCCAACCACCAAACATCCCGAACAGGAACAGGATGATGATCCAGGACCAGTCGCCGCCGAAGCCGCCAAAACCGCCGTTACCGGCGTACCCCGTAGGGCCGACAAGCATGGTGGTGCCCACGCCGCCGTTTTCGTCTGTAAGTGCCATTTTTATATAGCTCCTTCTGTTTTATTTATATCCGCCACCTATGCGCACTTGGTGGGAATACACTTGATTTTTACGGCAGAAGGTGCTATACTATAATCCCTTGGAAGGACGGGTAGCGCCAACTGCCCGTGCCGCCTTTCCTGCTCCAACAGGTTAGGCGGCGTTTTTTTATTTTGCCCCGAACATCTGCCGGAACATGGGGCTTTGCGTGATCTTGTTCGCGGTCTGTTGCAGGGCGTTGAACTGCTGTTGGGAAAGCTGTCCGCTGTTCATTAACTGCTGAACGGTTGCCTGCGGATTCTGAAACGCGTCCGGCGACAGCCCCATCTTCCGTTGCATGATGAACCGAGCGGGGTCACGTACAAACCCTTTGAATTGGTCAAGAAACCCGTTCATGCTTCCAAATGGATCATTCATCTGTTTGCTCCTCCTTCTTCTTCGGCTTCTTTGCCGTAAGCTTTTCCACGTCCGCTTCCAATGCGGAAACCCTGCCCAAAACGGCTTCAAATTCCGCTTTTGTAACCATGTCCGCAACAGGTGTAGACGTTTCCTTTTTCGGCGGTTCCGCGGGCGTTTCGTCCTCCTTTACCAACCTGTACTTGTCAAAGGTTGGGCGGTCAAGCTGTGAAAAGCCCATCGTCTTAGTGTACACGTAAGGCGCCGTTTCGTTGCGGAAGGTCACGCTGTTGCCTGGGGCAACAGGATAATTCCGCGCTTCATCTTCAGATCGGACGGACACGAACCCACCGTTCTGAATCTGCTGATTCTGCGGCTGTTGCATCTGCTGTGCCTGCGGAACCTGTTGCATCTGCGGCATCTGCTGTGCCTGGTACGGGTTAAAATACTGCGGCTGATATGTCGCGGGAAAAAAGTTGTTGTACGCCATGCTCAGTCCTCCTTATAAAAGTAAAATATGGGTATCTCGTTTCTGCTGTCCCACGTATCCGCCACGATTCCGCCGTCCACGACGGCGACGGCGTGAGTTCCGGTTCCAAGAACATAGTTCCCTTTCGGATGGTCATCGGCGAAGTCGCCGACTGTGTAGCAGTCTGGACAGGTGTTCGGGATGATCGCGCGGCGGAAGCCCTTGCTGTCCAGGTAGGATCGCCAAACGTGATTCGCCGACGGCATATCCCCCAACACATATCCCTGCAACGCCACACCCGTGTATGTGGTGTTCCAGTCATCCCCCGTCACGGCGGATATCGCACGGATAACGCAGTCCCCAACGCGGGAACCGTTCGGATTCGGGTTAAAATACCGCCATTCCGCCATTAGGTGAACATCTCCGACAACACCACGGCAAGGTCAAAGTCCATGCCGTTTGCGGTTAAATATTCGATAAGATCCATGCTTCTGCACCGCCCTTTCTGTAATACATTTTATAATAAAAAAAGCCCCGCCACAATGAAGTGACAGGGCATCTTTTGTGCAGGTTTTGTGCATAATAAAAAAGGCGGGGACTGATATCAGCCCTCGCCTTTTTGCGTCATATCGGGAAATGGACAAAAAGCCTGTCTTCGGCCTTATATACGATGTTCTTGGCGTTGCGCACGGATATGTCGTGCCGTTCCGCGATTTGTTCGTATGTAAGGCCATCAACAAGCCGTTCCTTTAAAATCGTTCTGTGCTTTGCGTTATGCACCCATTCGTCGATCACCGCGATGATGGTGCTGTTGGCGACTTCATCCAGGTTCAGGTGCGCCGTTTTACACGCACCGCCCTTCCCTTCGCCTTTTTGCGGTTTTTAAGTGTTCGTACTTTCTTCCGCACTCGGATTGATGCCATTATAAATATCGCCGTCATTGCCGATGAAATTGGCATCGCCACCATCGGACGCAGACACGGCATAATCATAATTCGCAAAATCGTACTGCGAAATGTACAGCAGCCACGCGCCGTTGCACAGAAGCAACGACACGATCAGCGCAATGATGGCGATCCACAGGCGTTTGGCGTGACGTTCAGCCCGCGCCATGGCGCCTTCGTACACAACGTACTCCACAGGGTTGACTTTTCTTTCTTCTTCCATTTCCGCTCCTTAATCTACGGCAGACGCAATGCCGATTTTTGTCAGAAGTTCGCGCTGTTTGTGTTTCATGTCCCTTGCAACCGCAAGGGCTTCGTGCATATCGCCGTTGCAGTGGGCGTCCGGAATGCGCTGTACCGCCACCGCCGTGGCTTCCGCAAGTGACAGGCTTGCGTTGTTGCACATTACCTGGGCGATAAGGATGTCCGTTAAGGCTTTATTGCGTTCTTCGGCGGTTTTTTCGCGCTTTTCAAGCCATCGCTTCAGCAAATAAACGGCAAAGCCCGTGATGGCTGACGGTACGCCCATTAAGGCAATCAGTTCGCCAATGGTGATCTGCATGGCGTTACGCCTCCTTAATAATAGCAGTATATCCGTCCTTTTTCAAGGCTTTGACAAAATTTTCCGCGTTAGCCTTATCAGCGAAGGCGCCGACCTGCACGTAATACTTTACGCCACCCGCAGGCTTTTCGGCAGGTTTCTGCGGCTCCTTGTATGTAACGCCAACCGCCGCACAAAGACCCTTGGCAATAGCTAACGCCATCGCATTGAACTTGCCGTCGAAGATCTTGTTATCCGAGTCGCTGTCGATGAACCCGCATTCAAGCAGACAGCTATCCATGTTAGTCACGCGGTTAACTGCGAAGTCCGTGTAGGACGGTGCGCCAAGCTTTACGCCGCGGTTGGCAAAGCCCGTTGCCGCGCACAGGTCGCCAACGATAACCTTGGCTTTATTGTACGTGGGACCGCCCACCTTGCACTTGGAATAGACGTAGGCTTCTACGCCCTGTGCCTGATTCGGCTTGAACGCGTTCCGGTGCAGGCTGATGAAGTAGTCCGCGCCCCAGCTGTTGGCTTCCTTGCATCTCCCCGTCAAATCAGGGTTAACGTTTGTTGTGCGGGAATACTTGACCTCGATCCCCTGCGCCGCCACAAGCTTGCCAACAGCAAGCGCCAATCGCAGACAATCGTCCTGCTCCTTGCGTCCCTTATAGGTCGCGCCGATGCTGTCGCCGCCATGTCCCGCGTCAATATAGATTTTTTTACTCATCTTCCGTCTCCTCCCCAAAATCATAGGTGAATTCCGTTTCGCCGGGTTTGCTGTCCGCAAGTCCCTCGCCGATAATGTAGGCGATCAGGCTTGCCGCCGCCATGATCATGCCTGTCACCGTCTGCGCAGTCCCGGCGTCCTTTCCGAGCGCGATCAAAAGCATTGATACAAAGCCCGCTACCGCCGCCCAGAATTTACGCGATGTAAGTTTCCGTTTCCAATCGATCTTCATATCGTTTTCCCTCCTTAAACAGTTGTAATTGTGGCTTTGCGCCATGCGTTCGCCGACCCGCTTGCCAACACCCTGTTGATATAAATATCTGTTTCGGTACGGAGTGTAAACAGCCGAAAATTGTCACTTGGTGAGCCAATCGGCTCGACGTCTAGGTTAAAGTACATTTCAACCGGACAATTCGTCATGCTTTTAGCGGATGCAATTGATTTGCAGTAATATTTTTCTGGAGGCAGAGAGAAAAGATCTGTCCCATCTGGGATCAGTTTGCGCAAAGTGTACAGGTCGCCGGTATCGATCATCTCAAGACTCGGCAGATAGGTAAGTCCAATGTCAGCCAAATCAATTTCGTTTCCGGCAAGATTGTCCCGAAAATTAAAATATGCACAAGAGTTATCAGGCGCAACAAAAACGATGTCGTCCGATCGCCAATCTATAGTCCGCAACAGAGTCCCACTATCCTTGTTGACGATTCGCACATAAAAATTCATATTACGAGCGATTGTTGTAAAAAACCGCGCTTTGTACCTTTTCCCGGCAATCAACGGTATTGTTGATCTTGTCGTAACGTACCGCGGATCCCAGTTAAAAAATGGGTCGGTGCCGTGGAATCCATGTATCCACGCGGTCGGCGTAAGGTCAAGTACGTTTCCGCTTGCCTTTTGCAAAGCGTTCACCCGCGAAATCACGTTGCTGCGTGACATTGTATACGGGATCATGATATCGTCGTAGTTTCCGAGGAATAACAGCAGGATATCCGCTGTCATCTTTTGGTCGCCCTCGGAGTAGATCACGCCATTGTTATAACGGGGACCTTCGTACAGAGCGCAATGCGTCCAATCACCTTTTGCGGACGCAAACTCCTGCGGCATCATTGCGTAATAGTCCAATGCCCCGGCGATATTAAAAGTCTGCCTCGACAAATCAAGTCCGTATTCATTTTTGATTTTGTTTTTTAAGCCGGAAATGGTGTTGGAAAACAAAGATCTCAGCATAGAGGAGGACGCCCCGAAGTTTGCGACAACACACCTTGAGTTCCG